ACTAAATCTGGTAAGATGGCTAAAAAAGGTTTGTACTATAACATCAACCAGAAAAAAAAAGCTGGAACCAGTAAAACAAAAGCTAAAAGCACAATTAGTGATAAGGCTTATGCAAACATGAAAGCTGGATTTCCAAAAAGAAAAAATAGAAAGAAGGGGTTAGTATAATGGCATACAAAATGAAAATGAAAAAAAAACCAGCAAACAAAAAACTTGCTGCACAATATGGTGATAAGAATAAAATCACTAGAGGTGATATTATAGCTGCTGCGAAAAAAAATAAAAAGAAGGCATAATTATGATTATATTTGGACACACTCCTAGAGAATGGAAGAGGAGAGCAAAAGAACATAAATGGTTTATTGGTGCTTTGATTATCTCTTTTGTCTTAGGAGGAATAATTATTTAGATGGTAGCTAAAAAATATCAGAACCCATCTGGAGGATTAAACCAGGCTGGTAGAGATTACTTTAAAAGAACCGAAGGTAGTAATTTAAAAAAACCACAAAGCTCTGGTAAAGATGGCAGACGAATTTCTTTTGCTGCAAGGTTTTCAAAAGTTAAAGGACCTTTGATGAAAGATGGAAAACCAACAAGATTAAAACTTGCATTAAAAAAATGGGGTTTTGGATCTAAAGAGGCAGCTGCTAAGTTTGCTGCTAACAACAAGGCAAGGGCATAGTGCATTTAAAAGCAAGAGAAGTTTTAGATAGATCAAACAAAGCATTTGCTCGTAAAGAACAATGGAGAACTATTTACGAGGATTGTTATCGTTATGCTCTTCCACAAAGAAATCTTTATGATGGATACTATGAGGGTACTGTACCTGGCCAGAATAAAATGAACATGGTATTTGATAGTACAGCTATCCATTCTACTCAAAGATTTGCTAATAGAATTCAATCTGGCTTATTTCCTCCCTATAAAAAATGGTGCAGATTGGAACCTGGGAATGACATACCAGCAGATAGAAAAGCAGAGGTGCAACAAGCATTAGATCTGTATTTAGATAAAATGTTTACTTTGCTTAGACAATCAAACTTTGATTTAGCTATGGGTGAATTTTTATTGGACCTTTGTGTAGGTACTGCTGTTATGCTCATTCAGCCAGGGGATGATATAAATCCTATTCAGTTTACTCCAGTTCCTCAATATCTTATTGCATTAGAGGAAGGACCAAATGGAACTGTAGATAATGTTTATCGTAAATACAAAGTTAGAGCTGAGGCTTTGCCAAGACAATATCCAGATATAAAATTAAATAATCAATTACAAACATTAATAGAAAACAAACCTCAAGAGATGGTAGAGTTAATAGAGGCAGTTATATTAGATCCAGAAAGAAAAGATTATTGTTATCACATCATACATGAAAAAACAAAAGATGAGTTAGTATTTAGAAGAATGGATACTACACCATGGATTGTAGCTAGGTATATGAAAATCCCAGGTGAGGTATTTGGAAGAGGCCCCCTAGTTTCAGCATTACCAGATGTTAAAACTTTAAATAAAACTTTAGAGCTGTTACTTAAAAATGCTAGTATAGCATGTGCTGGAGTATATACAGCAGCAGATGATGGTGTAATCAATCCATCTAATATTAGAATTACTCCAGGATCAATTATACCAGTAGCAAGAAATGGTGGACCTCAAGGTGCATCACTAGCTCCTTTACCAAGATCTGGAGATTTCAATGTATCACAAATTGTTATAAATGATTTAAGAGTAAATATTAAAAAGACTTTGTTAGATGATACTTTACCACCAGATAATATGTCAGCTAGATCTGCAACAGAAATTGTAGAAAGAATGAAAGAACTAGCACAAAATTTAGGTGCAGCTTTTGGTAGATTAATTACTGAAACTATGGTACCAATCATAACAAGAGTATTATTCATTATGGATGAGAAAGGTCTTATCCAGCTCCCTTTGAAGGTCAATGGGCTAGAGGTAAAAGTAGTACCAGTTAGTCCATTGGCTAAAGCTCAAAATTTAGAAGAAATAAATGAAGTTATGCAATTTTTCCAAATAGCAAATTCACTTGGACCAGGTGGTGTAGCAGAACTAAAACCAGATGCTATAGCTACTTACATAGGTGATAAGTTAGGAGTACCAACAATGCTAAGAACTACTCCAGAGGAAAAACAACAAATCATCCAACAAAGTATGCAGATGTTTAGTCAACAAGCTGCTATGCAAGGACAAGCTCCCCAGGCTGATGCTCCTCCTCCTCAACAAGAACCAGCAAGTGCTGTAGAGGAAGAGGTTAGTTCATAATGGCAAAAGTAGGATGGGAAGGCATTGAGGTCTTAGATAATCAAGCAAAGCAAGAAACAAAAAACGAGCAGCTTGAAATAGATAAGTCTTATGCTAGAACATTTGAAACTGAGGAAGGTAAGAAATGTTTGAAACATTTAATGAGTAGAACATTAGATCAACCGACTTGGGTACCAGGGGGAGATCACACATCTGGATATGCAAGAGAAGGACAAAATAGTGTGGTCCGAGAAATAAAAATGAGAATAGAGAGGGCAAAAAATGGCTGATGAAAATCAAAACGAAATAGTAGAAGAGAACCAAACTGAGGGATTGATGGGTGGAGTTCCAACAGAGGAACCTAAAACACCAGATCCAAGTGATACTGTAGTACCTCATAAAGAAGAGGAAAAAGCAGAGGACAAAACTTATGAGAATGAAAAAGAAGTTAAACTTGAAAAACCAGAATATGTAGAAGATAAATTTTGGGATCCAAAGAGAGGTGTTAAAACCGAAGAGCTTAGTAACTCTTATAGTGAATTACAAAAACAATTTTCTATGGGTAAACACAAAGCTCCAAAAGAATATGATATATCATCTTTAGAAGATGTAGAGGATGATGATGAATTAAAATCATATTTTTTAGAATGGGCAAAAGAAAACAAACCTACTCAAGCTGCATTTGATAATCTTGTTGGTAAGTTCAAAGAGTTATCTGTACAACAAGAAGAGGCAGATAGTATCAACATAGAAGAAGAAACATCTAAGTTAGGACCTAATGCTCAACAAATCATTGAAGGTGTAAAAACTTGGGGCCAAGGATTAAAAGCAAAAGGTGTGTTCTCTGATGAAGATTTTGAGGAGTTCAAAGTATTTGCTGCTACTGCAAATGGTATCAATACTATCAATAAACTTAGAAAGTATTATGGTGAACAGACTATACCTACAGCTCCAGTTGATATAGATGGTGCTCCATCAAATGATGATTTATATGAGTTAGTTGCAGATCCTAAGTACAAAACAGATCCAGCTTTTCGTAGAAAGGTAGAGCAACAGTTTGCTAGAGCTTTTCCAGGAAAAGTAAATACTGGCGAAATATAGACTTGATATTTAATTAGAAAACGATTAGTTTGTAATCAGAGATAACCAAATTCTTTTTTGGCCTTTTGACGAGTGGAAAGTACACTATGTCAGCCTGGCTATTTTACCAGACAACTGCGAGTAAATAAATAAATGTGTTAAACTAATAAAGGAGAAAACATGGCACAATCAATAACTAATGCTTTTGTTACTCTGTTTGATGCTGAGGTAAAACAAGCATATCAAGGTGAAAGTTCAATCTTGGGATGTGTAAGGCTAAGACAAGGTGTACAAGGGCAAACATACAAGTTTCCTAAACTTGGAAAGGGATCTGCTACTGCAAGAGTTCCTCAGACTGATGTTACTCCATTGAATGTAACTTATTCTCAAGTTACAGCTACAATGAGTGATTTCAATGCTGCTGAATATTCAGACATTTTCCACCAGGCTAAGGTGAACTTTGATGAAAGGCAAGAGTTAGTTCAAGTTGTATCGAAAGCAATCGGTAGAAGAATGGACCAACTTATAATAGATGCTGTTAATGCTGCATCTGGAACTGGTACAGTTGCTAAAACTGTAGTAACTTCTGGATCTGCTGCTGCATCAAATCTGAATGTTGGAAAGCTAATAGCTGCTAAAAAAGCTATGGATGCTAAAAATGTTCCATTTGATGACAGACACATCATAATCCACGCAAACTCATTATCTGGATTACTAGCTGATGAGAGAGCAATCTCTGGCGATTTCGCTAGTATTAAAGCTCTGGTATCTGGAGAGATCAATACTTTCCTAGGTTTCAGATTTTATGTTCTAGGTGATAGAGATGAAGGTGGATTACCATTAGCAACTAATGACAGAACTTGTTTTGCGTTCCATAGAGGTGCAGTCGGTATGGCTGTTAATATGGCACAAAAAACAGAGATCAATTATGTTCCAGAGAAAACATCATTCTTGGTGAACTCAATGTTCTCAGCTGGTGCTGTTGCTATTGATGCAGATGGTATCGTAAAAATAACAACTGATGAAAGCTAATAAGAAGGAGAATAATTATGGCGTTTGATAAAACAGGACTACAACCTATTGGTGGTCAAGCAAAAGCTGGTAATGCTCCTCAAATGTGGAGCTACACATCAACTGATGCTAAAACAGCTATTGATGCAGAAGGATATTTCAATGATGTATCTGATCTGTTAAAGATTGGAGATATAATTTATGTCCACGCATCAACTGGTGGTACGAGAACTTACTCGTTACACCCAGTAGTCAGCAACGCAAGTGGTGTTGTTGATGTCGGTGATGGTACAGCTATATCTGCTACTGATAGTGACTAATCAACTAAACATGGGGAGGCCCTTAATGGGCCTCTTCATTTATTAAAGGAATACTATGGCAAGTGGAGATACAAAGGTAACTATCGTAAACCAAGCATTAGTGTTGCTAGGTTCAGATACAATTTCATCTTTTACCGATACAACTAATGATGCTGCAAGAGTAGCTAATAGTATTTATGAAACAATCAAAGGTAAGACTTTATCTTTATATCCCTGGTCCTTTGCTCTTGTAAAAGAACAACTAGCAAGATCAACAGCAACACCAGTAAATGAATGGACTTACTTATACCCTTTACCCTCAACTGCTGTAAGTGGTACAGCTCTACAAGTTTATAACTCAAGCTCAACAAGAGTATTGCCAATCCAAAACTTTGAATTAGTTTATACAAGTTCTGGACCAGCTATAGCTACTAACGAAGAAAACATCTACATTGACTATATATCTAGTGTTGTATCAGAAGGCTTGATGCCTAATTATTTTGTACAGCTTTTAGTTTACATGTTAGCCTGGCATTTAGCTGAACCAGTAACAGACCAAATCACAAAGGCCGAATACTGGAGAGGTGTAGCTTTGGGTTCTTTAACAGAAAATGGAAGGGGTGGGTATTTTCGCCAGGCATGTAATATAGATGGTAGAGGTAAACCAAATTATGCAATAGTAGATTTCCCATTAACAGATGTTAGATGAGCAGAGCAGTAACTATACAAACAAACTTTACTACTGGTGAGGTAGATCCTTTATTAAAATCTCGTATAGACATCAATCAATACTACAACGCATTAGATCAAGCTCGTAATGTTTTAATACAGCCTCAAGGTGGAATAGAAAGAAGGCCAGGATTACAATTTATATTTGAGGTACCAAGTGCTGCCAATCCACAAAATGGAATGAAACTTGTACCATTTGAATTTTCAACTACACAAAGTTATATGCTTTTATTTGTACATAATAGAATGTACATTTTTAAAAATAAAGAATTAGTAACAAACATAAACTCTAGTGGTAATGATTATCTAACTACAACTATAGGATCTACAGTTCTTGCAACTATGGATCATACACAATCAGCAGATACATTGATTGTGGTCCAGGAAGATATGGCCCCTAAAAAAATAGTAAGAGGTGGTTCTCATTCAACATGGACAATATCAGATTTATCATTTGAGTTTATACCTAAGTTTAATTTTACTGCATCTGAAACTACTATCAATCAAACTATTACACCATCTGCTGTAGATGGAAATATTACGATAACTGCTGGAGGAAATGTTTTTGCATCTGGTAATGTCAATCAATACATAGAGGCTAATGATGGAATTGGTAGAGCAAGAATAACAAGATTTGTTTCTGCTACATCTGTAGAGGCTATTGTTGAAATACCTTTTTTTAATACATCTGCTATTGCATCTGGAGGAACTTTTATAGATGGAGGTTATGAAGATAGCTGGTCCA